CTTCACGGCGCGCTGCGCCGCGTGCCGCGCCGCCACGCCCCGACGCGCCGGGTCCTTCGTGGCTTCGATGCGCGCGACGCTCTCGGCGACCAGCACCCGCCTTCCGTCTTCGGCCATCACGAGGCGGCCTTCCTCGCGCAGCTGGTAGGCGTAGGTCCGGCCGAAGCCGAGGTGCACCGAAAACTCTGGGATGGTCATCACGTTGGAATCGGCCATGTCAGACCCCCGCCGCCTGGCGAATGCGAAAGCGAACACGACGCGGCAGGTAGTCCTCGACGTTCGCGCGATCGGCCACGTCCTGCATGCTCAGGCGCGGCACATAGTCGCCGGGCCGCACGAACAGCAACACCGGCCGCAGGTCGGCACCGTGCGTGCCGCTCGCGGCCCAGATGCCCGGCGCAAGGTGCTCGGTGGCGCCGCTTCGCAGGCGGCCATAGGCCACGAAGTAGCGGCGACCGTCCATCTTCTTCGTGCCCCTGTGGGTGTTCGCCTTGCGCTTCGCTGTCATGTTGGCGCGGTAGCCCTGTTCGCCGAAGGCCTGGAAGTAGGACAGCAGGTGCACGATGAACGAGCCGCGCAGGTTGCCGCGGCCGTCGTCGCTACCTGGGAACGGCTCAGCGGGAACTGCGGTCTGGAAGCCCGAGGGCAAGATACCGACGCGCCGTAGTGCAACCTCGCTGCGCTTGTCGCGGCGCGCGCCACCGAACTCCTGTGCCTGCAGAATCTGCTGCGGGTCGATGCCCTTGCCCCCGTAGTAGGTCGGCTCGATACCCACCCACAGGCGCTCTCGCGATGCCTTGCGCACGAACACGCTCTGCAGCACGTAGGGCGTCGGCCGGTCGAACACGCGCCGCATTTCCGAGCGCATCACGCTGCGCACTCGGAAGCCCGTGTCGTTGAGCGCAGCGGCGTAGGCGTCGCGAGCCTGATCGCCGGTCAGCCGCTCGAGCGAGCTGCGAACCGACTCGAGGCCGTCGAGGCGAAGATCAATCCGCATTCCCGCCCCCCTTCGCCAAGGCGCCGCGCTCGACGCCGACGGCAGCCACGCCGAGCGCCACCCACTCGCGCGGGCCCGAGAGCGTGATCTGCAGGCCGCGCAGACCGGGGAACAGGTCGAGCGCTCGCAACGAACGCACCAGGGCCTTGAGTTCCGGCCAGCCGTTGACCAGCGCCAGGAACTCAGCCGTGTTCGCTTCGCTGCATCGAATGGTTCTTTCAACGATTTCGCCCATCGCTTCTTTCTTCGTGAGGCATGTGGTGGGTGGTGTGGGGCATGGGGTCGCGCGTAAGTCGTTGTCAGCATTGACGTGTGAGGTATGTGAGGCATGTGAGGCACCCAAGCGCCTGCACCTGCACGCACGCATGCGCACGCACCCGTGCCTGCGCACACATGGGAAAGTGAGCCATCCATGCCTCACATGGGTCACAGCCGTTGATTTCATTGGGCTTTCTTGCCTCACGCGATGGCTCACGCATGGGCCACATGCCTCACTGCTGCGCGCGGACTGGTGGTGTCGCATCACTTCGCCGCCTCCCGGTATTCCTTGAGCGCGTCGAGGAACACCATGGCGCGATCGCCGATCCAGTCGGGCTCGAGCACCCCCGCCGGCAGCTCGTGCCCACCAGGCAGGAAGGTCACGCCGGACGGCCCGCGCTTTCGATCTCCGATCACGTAGCGCTTCGGCACGGTCTTCGCCCCGTGCTTGCGCATGAGCGCGTTGGAGAACTTCGGCTGATTCAGCGGCTTGAGGCCCACGCGGTGGCACCAGACGCCATACAGCGCGTACAGGTCCATTGGCAGGACCGGACTGAGCAGCTTCATGCCCTTCGTGGGGAAGCCTTCGAGTTCGCCGCCCTCGAAGGCCGCATAGAAGCGGCTTGGGCTGTCTCGGCTCAAGTCGATCAGCTCGCGCTTCGCCTCGGTCATCGGCGGCAGCGTGCCCTCGTTGAAGTCGCCCAGGTCGAGGTTCAGGAGGTAGTCGTGCAGCGCCGCCGAGCCGCCGTCCTGCAGTTCCAGCAGCAGCCCGCGGTAGAAGTCGGGCGCCAACTTCGAGGGCGTCCAGATCACCGCATGCCGGCGGTCGTCATCCTCGAGCACCACGGGCATCGCCTCGTTCGAGAGGAACACCATGTTGACGTGGTTGCGCTCATCGTAGGCCGCCATGTTCTTCGGATTGATCCGAATCCACTCGCCTGTGATGAAGGCTTTCAGCTTGTTTTTGACGTGATAAAGGTCCGAACGCGCGACAACTTCGTCGGCGATCAAGAACAGCTTTCGCGACGCCCAATCGTTGAACTTGTCTTCAATTGCGCTCTGATCGATCACGCGGCCGTACCGTCCGTAAATCGCCATAACTGCCTCGAAAAACATGTTCTTTCCGGTGCCCTGCGGACCATGCAGAACGAGCGTCGTTTTCATCTTCGCGCCCGGATGCTGGAGGGGATACGCCAGCCAGCGCAGCACCCAGTTGTAGAGCGCGTCGGGCCTGCTGTCGTCGGCGCACATGTGCCGCAGCAGTTGAAGCAAGTTCTCGCACGATCCCGCCTTCGGCACCGTGGGCCACCCTGCCCACAGGTTGCAATGGATGTTCGGGTCCGTCTCTGCTGGATCGAAGCCCACCTCGGTCACGCGCACGAGCTGCTTCTCGGGGTGCTCTGCCCACGCGCGATGCAGGTCGCGGCTCAGGCATGCATCGCGCATATCGCCCAGCGCCACGAGCACGTGCTCTTGATGATCGAACACCGTGCCGCCCTGGCCGTACACCAGCGCGAATCGCTCGAGCAACTCATCGAGCGAATCGATGGGGCGCAGCGGCGCGAGGCGAGCCTGCGCCCCCTCCCCCTGCGGGTCGGTGGGGACGACCTTCGCGCGCTGCGTGCGCCAGCCCAGAGCCAGCAGGCGGCCCTCGATCTGCACGCGCACGACGTGCAGGCCCTCGGCCAGGTGCAGGTCGTTGAAGTCGTTGAGCTTGCGGCCCTTCTCCAGCCACTCGGTGCGCCGCAGTTCCGGGTGCATCCAATCCGGCTTCACCCATGCGCCGCCGACGGACATGGCTGCGTTGCTGGCCGCCGCGCAGCCAGCATTCGTGGCGCCGTGCTCATGGCCGCAATGCTGGCAGCCTGGGCCATCCGGCAGCCACACCCGCCCGCGGCATTCCTGCTGGCGGCACTTCTGCGTGTCGTCGTCGTCCGCGCACACGAGCACCTTCGCGAGCTTGTAGCGGCGGTGCAGCTCGGCCGCGACATGCTGCAGATTCCCTGCGTCGAACGCGACGGCCACGGGCAGCCCGGTCGCCTCGTGCAGGCTGGCGGCCGTGGCGTAGCCCTCGGCGACCAGCACCACCGGCCCCGTGACCATGCCGAGCAGGTGGAAGTGCCCCTTGACCACGAGCCCGCGCGGCCAGTATTCCTTTTCGAGCGCCTTGCCGGTTCGCGCCTTCGCGCGGATCACCTGCAGGCCGTGGATGCGGCCGGCGGTGTCCACCATCGGAATGACCATCGAGCCGTTCGGACTGAACCGCACGCCATGCGCCCCCACCCCCTTGCGGTGGAGGTAGTCGCAGTCACCCTGCTCTACGCATTTGCGCCAGGCGGCGGTGGCCCGCTCGGCCGCGCGATCGGCCTCGGCCTGTCGAGCCTGGTCGGCGCGCTTCCGGTCCTCGGCCAGCCGCTTGCGCAGCGCCTCGCGCTGGTCCTTGCTCAGTTCGGTCTGCCGCAGCTCGACCTTCGTCGCGTTGTTCTCCGCACCGCGCCACACGCCGAAGCTGCCCACGAGCAGGTCGGCGCCACTGTCCATGCGCAACTCGTGGAGCATGTACCAGCCGCGGCGCTCTTTGCCCTCGCCTTCCACGCGGCAGCGGCGCATGCGTCCGACCTCGAGCGAGTCGACCAGCAGGCCGGCGGCACGAAGTTGACCGAGAACGTCGTCGTAGTTGGACGCCATCAGTAACTTCTGCCCCCTCTACCTACACGTCGAATGAGGCTCGAATTACCCTCATCGCACGCTCTCAGGAAGGACCCACGCCCCGGCGCGTTTGTTGTGTCAGCGCGACACTGACAACTGACGCGCGCGGCGCCCTTCCATTGCATGGGGGGGGTGGGGCCGGTCACTGCTCGGCTCCCGGCTCGGCGCGCATGAGCGAGCGCAGCATGGCGAGGGTGTGGCCCATGCAGGCGATGGCGTCCTGCGCCATGGCCTCGGCCCTGCGCATCTGGTTGCGAGAGACGTGCTCATCGCCTCGCAGCAGCGCGTCGCCCGTGGCCCGGCAGAAGTCGGCATAGGCCACCTGCATGCGCGTGAACGTGTCCACCGGATCGCCGCCCGCCTGGTCGGGCGTGGCGCGCGTGCAGGTGTGGCCCAGCGCATCGGCCATCGCATGCAGCACGGCGTAGTTGCCACTGAACAGTTGCACGTCGATCAGCTCGCGCGGGTTCGGCTGGTGCGACGTGGTGTTCGGGTTGGCCTTGTGGGTGAGCGTGTTCGGGCTCATGCCCATGCGCGCGGCCAGCGCGGCCACGCCGCCCGGGTATCCGTGCACCGTGTTGTAGAAGGCATCGAGGATGTCCTGCCCCTCGACTCTGGAGGGGAAGGGCTCACCGGCGCCGTGGGCAAGGTGAGGGGGAACTGAGACAGTCGCTTTCATGCTGAAAACCTCAAAGGAAAGAGAGCGCGATGCCCAACACGGAAGCACTGCCCACGCTGGGCGAGCGAGTCGAAGCGGTAGAAAACTTCCTGCAGCAGTTCCTGCTGCTGGTCGAGGTCGAGCCGGAGCTGACGCGCGAGAACATCGGCGCGTGGATGGAGCTGTGCTCCCACAGCGCACGCGCACACGGCCTGCAGACGACGCGACAGGCCCTCGCGATGACGCACCTGCGCGCGCGGCTGCTCGGCCCGTCGCTGGACATCGAGCGCGTCACGCCGGGGGCGTGGCTGTCGTAGCTCCCAACGCAGTCGTTGGAAAATGCACGTCTCTCAACTGCGTCAGCGCGGGACACGCATATGACAGACGAACGAGTAGTTCTCATCAATCCGATGCTGCGGTGGGCAATCCATCCAGCCGATGCAGGGCGAATCGCGTACATCGACGGGCTCGGGGGGCCGCAGAAAATGCCGAAGGAAGACGAGGTGATCACTCGCCCGTTTCTCGTGGATCCACACACGCGGGCGCCTGTGCCTGTTCGCGTGGCGCAGGTCCTGGTGCAATGGGACAGCACGCGCAACGGCCACAACGTGGCGGCCGTTGTGTCACGAGAACAGTAGCTGCAGCGCAACCTTCGAGCGGCTGCATTTCCGCTGACAAGAATTTCAGACCGGCGAAGGCATCGCCGCCTCGGGGTGTGGCGTTCACGGAATTCCTCTGCGTGGGGTTAGGGGGTGGAGTCGATTTCGTCGGCGGCGAGCGTGCGAGCAGTGGCGACGTGTAGCGGGCGCGGCTCTCGTCCGGAAGGCAGCCACAGTGACCCATCGGGAAGCACATGGGCAGCCTCGGCTTCACAAACAGCGGCCGCCCTGCACGGCGAAAGGGGACGAGGAAGCGCTAGCGCTGTTCGGATAAGCAGCACCTCGACGGCTTTCACGCGAAGCGGCTTGCGGCCTGGCAGCCTCAGTTCCACATCGCCCTCCGGCGAGGTGGTCACGAACAACGGGAACAACGCCGCGCTCCGTCGGCGAGTTCGCTTCCTGGAACGCGCGCTACGCATGGGCGGCCTGCCCTTCCGCGCGCGCCGACGATGCCGCCTGTCCTCGAAGCACATCCCATGGGACCGCCGGACGCAGCCGTTCGCACCGCACACCCGTTGCGCGCTCGATCGAGGGGCAGTACTCCGCGGGCACGCTCTGACGCTTCCGCCACATGCTCGGAGCACTCGCGGCGACGCCAATCTTCAACGCCAACGCGCCTACGCCGCCCGCGACCGCGATGGCTTCTTCGAGGGCATCCATGCTCCCATCAGGTGAATCCATGAGTACTCCGCTTAATCACATTCGTGATTTTGCACGAAACACCAACGTGATGCAAGCCGCTGGCCTAATCACGTTTGTGACATCACCACCAAGAGACCTCGATTCCATTGGCGCGCGCATTGCCTGGGCGCGCGACCAGCGGGGCATGACGCAGGCCATGCTCGCGAAGGCAGCCGGCGTGTCGCAGGGAACAATTGGCAATGCCGAAAGCGGAACCCGCGGCAGGCCTAGATCGCTCCTGGCGATCGCTCATGCGTTGCAAGCCTCGATCGATTGGCTTGAGAACAATCGAGGCAACTGGGCAGAGCGACACTCGAACGTGGAATTTGTTAGCACGCCGGAATCGGTGCCGGTGATCTCTTGGGTGCAGGCAGGCCAGTGGTCGCAGATCATTGACAACTTCCAGCCCGGCGATGCTGACGAGTGGTTGCCATGCCCGTTCAAGCACGGGCCCCGAACCTTCGTCCTGACCGTACGAGGGCAGAGCATGTACAACCCAGGCGGCGACCTGTCGTTCAAGGACGGAGACCGAATTTTTGTCGATCCGGATCGCGAAGCGCGCCATCGGTCGCTCGTGATTGTTCGACTTGAAGACGATGCGGAAGCCACATTCAAGCAGCTCCTGACCGAGGGGGTTGAACAAATGCTGCAGGCGCTGAATCCTCATTGGCCTGAGCGCATCATCCGCATCAATGGGCGCGCCACCCTGTGCGGCGTGGTCATAGGAAAGCTGGAAAGCTACCTCTAGCGCACCATGGAAGGGTTGATCGCTTGCGTGATATGCGCCGTGGCCTTTGGCCTATGGCGCTTACTCGCTGGCGCATCCAAACCCTCAAAGGCTCCAAGCAAACAACGACGCGCATCAGCTGCCAGCATCGAGCAGCTGACCGTCGGGCCTCGCACAGTTCCAACATCTCTCACCTTCCGGCAGCGCAACGTACTCGCGGCCGCAGACCTGGGAAAACGCATCATCCCGAGCACCGAAAACGAATCGCACTCGGAGGATGTGAACGGGAGGTTTTTCTTCGGCCGGCGCACGGTCGCCTCTCTCGTTCGCGCCGGGTTTCTCGAGTACGCGCCAGACGGATACCGCATCACCCCCGATGGAAGGCAGGCGCTTGCGGCATTGCCAGAACGATCAAACTGAATTGTGATCACGATAAAATCACAAACGTGTTGACACCATAAATCACGTTCGTGATAATCCATCTCCATCAGCCCTATGGAGATGGAAATGGCCACCTTACCGATCCCTCGCAGCTACCGCTGCTTCTACACGCCCAAGGACGCCCTCGGGCACCTGAATCCCTCGGATACCGGCGCCCTGCCCTTCGTGCAGGTGCGCGCCGCGAACGCCGAGAAAGCTTTCACCAGAGCCCACCACGTCACCGGCTGCCCGGTGTCCGAGGTCGTGCGCATCGAGCAGGTGGCCTGAGTCATGGCAACGCCCGCTCATGCCGACATGCCGGCCTTCCGTTCGGCGCCCCTCCCTCCGCTCACGCTGCGATTCACCGAATGGCAGTGCGGCCACCACTGCGAACGTCCCGCGGACATTCCCGTGGCCTCGGCCGAACAGGCCCTCGCGATCGCCCACGCGATTTCGCACGCCATCAGCCAGCCGGGCCACGCTCGCGCGGTAGTCATGTCGGACGATCGCGCCGAGACGATCTACATCACCGACGACTACGTCGCGCTGGGGGGCGGCTGCGCGCACGCCGAGAAGCCTCGCGACTACTACGAGTGGCCTGAGCGGCCCGTGGTCATCGTCGGCGCCGAGGCCGAGCTCGACGCCATCCTGAGCGACGAACTGCGCGAGTCGCGAGAGGTGCTGTTCGTGGCCGAGGTCACGCGCTTCAAGCCGCTGGACATGCTCTATGGCTATGACGTGGCCGTGAGCTACCTGACGCAGACAGAGCTGGAGGCGATGGCCGAGCCGAAGGACGCCTACGAGGAGCGTCACGTGCCCTTCGAGATGCCGCCCGTGTTCCGCAACGCTGCAGAGGTTCTCGAGGCACTGCGGCAGGAGGCCGCCGAACAAGCCGCGTACCAGCTCGAAATCGCGCAAGAAACGGCATGCTTCTGCCGGCCGAATGCAGGCGACGCATCGTGAGCGAGACGCAGGCATTCCGCATCGCTGTGCGACCCGACGACAACGGCATGGCGTGCGCGTGGCTCACGAAGCCCGACACCATGGACGGCGCCGTGTGCATCGCCTCGGTGTCCATCGCCGTGTGCGAAATGGACGAGGCCGTCCTCGACCACTTCAAGGCGCTGTGCACGCTGATGGCGGGCGTGATTTCGATCGATGCGGCCGGTGTCGCACCCACTCGGATCGAGGTCCAGCAGGTCGACCCGATGACGGGGAAGCCGGTATGAGCGCGTCGACCCGCCTACTGCGGCTTCGCGTTGAGGGCCTCGAGATTGACGTTGAGTGCCTCGAAGGCCTTGTCGTAGACCTTGTTGTCCGCGCACAGCAGCGCCACGGCACTGCCTGGGGGCGCCTTCGCCAGCACTTCGCGCACGCGCTTCGTCGCGCCGCTCGTACTTGCGACCCCAGCGATGACCACCGGCCCCTCCGCGCCACGGAAGTCATGGTAGGTCCCGAGGTAGTCGAGGACTCGCTGCCCGACGGGGGAAACGTTCACTTCTTCGAGCGTCTTCCCTCGGATCGCGCCAACGGTGAGACCCACCACAAGGTTCTTGCCCTCTACGAGGGCGTCAAACACCGTCACGACGACCTTCTGGCCCGGTTCGTCGCCGTCTATGGGCGGGGCGAATGTGCAAATCAGCTGCATGCGATTCCTCCCGGCGTCTTCCGTGGCCGGCACGTGATTGTTGCACCTGACCCGGACGCCTCCGAGGAGGGCCATTCCTGATGACCGCCCTCATCGCCAAGGGCGCCGACCTACTGAGTGCTCAGCACAGCCAGAGCTTGTCGCTAGACCTGTTCTGGGAACCGACCGCCGGGGACCTCGTGATGGCTCGCCCGTGCGCCAAGCGCGGTGTCCGGCCCTTCGATGACTACCCGCTGCGCGTCAAGCGCGCCGATGACGTGGATGGCTGGCGCATGTTCTCGTGCGAAACCACCGGCCCCGTCCATCGCCGAACCAACCGCGCAGGCCGCGTGATCGAAACCCGCCCTTGCTGGACGGGCTTCTACCTCGCAGAGCACCTGATGCCCGCCGCCGCACCGGTAGGAGGCGCCTCCTGATGGCCGCCCTCATTGCCCAGGGCGCCGACATCCAGCGCCAGATCACGGCCTTGCGCCGCCGCTACGCCGCCGCGCGCCACGCGCGCCTCTCCCTCATTCCTTCGTGGGGCACCGCATGACCCAAGCCACCTACCCCGAGGCCTACAGCCAGCCGCGCGTCGTCAACGGCCGCGTGCGCACCTGCCGCCTCATCGAGATCGGCTGCGCCTACACGCCGCCTTCCGTCAGCCCGAGCGGCTACGCCACGATCGTCCAGAGCGCCCTGCTCTCGCCGCCCACGCGCGGCCAGCGCTTCATGGCGTGGCTCGGCCGCCGCAACGTGATCGAGTTCGCCGTGGGCATCGCGCTGTCCACCGGTGCGATCGCCGTCGCCCTCGACCTCCTGCTGTTCAGGCCGTGAAGACCAGCGGCGTGTTCTTCCTGCGCGGCCGGCCGTGCAGTTCCCTCATCAACTCGCACACGAGCGGGCCGGTGCATGGGTGGCTGCTCTCGCTCGGCGAGCGCACCAGCAGCCGCGGCGTCGCCAGCTTCACGGCGATCTGGCCGGGGCCCGAGGCTGACCGCTTCATGAAGGAACACCCGCAACTGCGCGCTGGCGACTGCCTCGCGCTCGACCTCGACCGCCTGCACGCAACCGGCAACGAGCTGCGCGGGTTCATCACTCGCTGCGAGCTGGCGCCGCCGCGCTGGCCCGAGCCACCGCATACCGAGGGCGCCGAGCGCGCTGTCGGCACCACCGCCGCGCAAGCGCGCCCCACGGGCGCCGCCGGCTCCATCCACTGACCCACAGGAGCACACACGCCCGTGAAAGCCTTTTCCGTTTTTCTTGTCGAGCTCAACGAGGGCAGCACGCACTCGGCGCTGACCAAGGACCTTGACGAACTGCTGCGCACCGTTCAGGCCACAGGCCGCGCCGGCGCGATGACCGTAAAGATCAAGGTGGTTCCCGCCATCAAGACCACGAGCGGCCAGGTCGACAAAGTGAACGTCACCGCCGACCGCGTGCTGGCTCTGCCGAAGCCCGAGCAGCCGACGGACTTTTTCTGGCTCACCGAAGACGGTGAGACCTCCCGCAACCACCCGCGCCAGCACTCGCTCGAGCTGCGCGAAGTGGGCACCACCACCCCCCCGCAATCCTTCAAGGAAGCCTGATCCATGGATCACCCGGAATCCGCCGCCGTCGAAGAAGTCGCGCGCCTCGCGACCGCCGGCCTCGAGCCCAAGCGTGTCGCGAACACGGTGCACCTCGTCGTGCCCGAGCGCTACAAGCACATCGACATCACCGACCTGGTGAACCGCGCCGAGCCCGCGCCGCGACGCAAAAGCGGCACCGTGCAGCTCGGCGACCTCAACAGCCTGCTGCAGTACATGGCCGACCAGGGCGCGCAGGACATCGGCTATGTCTACGCCGATCCCGACCGCCGCACGATCACGGCCGTTTTCAACGACCAGAAGGGATCGCCCGGCTGGCGTGACCATCGCGCCGAATACACGGCCGCGCTGACGCCCGAGGCGAAGCGCTGGCTGGAGAACAACAGCAAGGAACTGTCGCAGATGGAATTCGCCGAGTTCATCGAGGACAACCTCGCGGACTTGCACGGCGCCGAGGGCGAGACGCTGCTGGCGGTGGCCACGACCATCGTGGCGTCCACCGGCATCAACTTCTCCAGCGCGCGGCGCCTCGACAACGGGCAGACGCAGCTCATCTACAACGAGAACATCGACGCGCGCGCGGGCGCCGACGGTTCGCTGGTCATCCCGAAGACCTTCACGCTCGGCCTGCGCCTGTTCAAGAACGGCGAGGGCTACAAGCTGACCGCCCGGCTCAAGTACCGCCTGCATGGTCAAGCGGTGAAGTTCCGCTACGAGCTGGACCGCCCCGAGAAGGCGCTCGAAGACGCCTTCGCCGGGTATGTCGAGCAGGTGCGCAACGCCACGGTGGGCGAGGGCGACAAGGCCCGCGCGCTCGGCTACACGGTGCTGAGGGGAAAGGTCTGACGCGATGAATCACATCCTCGGCCTGACCGGCTACGCGGGCGCCGGCAAAGATACCGTCGCCGACCTGCTCGTGACGCACGCACGCTTTCGCAAGATGGCGTTCGCCGATGCGCTGCGCGCCGAGATAGCCGAGGGTTTCGGGCTCCTGCCCGATGACCTGGCACGGCCGCACACAAAGAACGCACCCACCCCGGCGCTGCGCATGCGCAACGCGCCGCGCGACTTTCTCGCGGCCGTGGTGCTGTCGCTCAGCGCGGCCTCGCCGGATCACCGCACGCCGCTCAGCCCCGAGTGGCTCGATGCGGATCGCAGTCCGCGCGAAATCATGCAATGGTGGGGCACCGAATATCGGCGCGCCCAGCACCCGAAATACTGGTCGCGCGCCCTGCTGTCGCGCCTGACCCAGGCCCATCGCGCTGGCGGCACGCGCTTCGTCATCACCGACGTGCGCTTCGACAATGAAGCCGACGCCCTGCGCACCGCAGGCGGCGTGCTGTGGCAGATCACACGGCCGGGTATCACCGGCCAGGCCGAAGGCTCGCACATCAGCGCGACCGACGGCAGCCGCTTCAAGCCCGATGCGGTCATCGCCAACGTGCACGACGTGCGCCACCTGCAGGGCGTCGTGCTCACCGAGTTCCTGTCCCGCGACCTCGGCATCCCGGCCGATCGCATCAACCTGACGGTGACCGCATGAGCACGCCGCTCCAGCTCACCGATGAATTGGCGGTCGTGCTGCGCGCTGTGCGCATGGCCGATTTCGCCGAGGTCGGAGCCATCGCGAAGCTGTGCAGCATGGCCGTGACCACGCCGCTGCGCAGGCTCATGCTCGCCGGCCTCGTTCGCAGCCATCAGTCGCGCCGCGCCGACCAGTCGCGCACCCGCCTGTACAGCATCAGCGCGACCGGCGAGGCAGCGCTGCAGGCCCACGATGCCGCCGCACGGCGCCACGCCGCCATGGCTACCTACG